GAACGCGCTGCTCCACGATCCTGGCCTGGCGGCGGAGGCGAGCGTCGACTCGAGGCGCCTGGCGCGCTCGCTGTTCGACGTCCGCGCGATCGGCCAGCAGTGGGTCGACCTGCTGGGTGCGCCATGATCCGGCCGACCGTGGGGAAGCTCACCGTGCCGTTCGTGGTCGACGCCACCAGGACGCCGATCGACTTCCGCCAGCTGGACCCCGAGCACGTGAAGCGCTGCGCGAAGCACCGGCGCTGCGGGATCTGTGGGTCCCGGATCGACCACGGCAAGCCCGTGGCGTTCATCGGTCCGGACGACGGGCGCGCCTGCTACGCCGACCCGTGGATGCACCCCGAGTGCGCGGACCTGGCGGCGCAGCAGTGCGTGTTCATCCGGGGTCGGGGGTGGCGCGAGCTTCCCGACGCGGCCGAGCGCGCGCTGCTGGACCCGTACCGGGTGATGGTCGTCCGCATCGTCCAGGAGGCGCGCGCTCACCGCGAGCGTGGCGTCTGGCACTTCGAGGTGGTCCGATGATCCGCGTGCTCTGCGATGCCATCCACGCGGACCTGTGGGAGTCGCTCCGCCTGCTGTTCGAGGTCCGCCTGGGCTGGCAGCTGCACCGTCCGATCGGCATGGAGTGGCGCGAGAAGGGGATCTGGAACTTCGAGCGGCACCAGCCCTACGGCGAGGGCGTCGCGCACCAGTTCCTGGACCCCTGGGCCAGCGACATGGCGGTCGAGGACGCGCATGGCGCCTACAGCGAGCGCGCCGACACCACGCACCCGGGCCAGGTCGTCCGCCTGGTCACCATGGACCAGGCGCGCGCCATGGAGTGGGACCTGGTGCTGGCCACGCTTGCTGAGAACGAGCAGGGCCTGTGGGCCTTCGCGCAGGAGGTCGGTGCGCACTACGGCATCCAGGTCGGCAACCAGGGTGCCGCCAACCTGTGGCCCATCGCGGAGTTCGGGCTGCTCAGCGTGACCACGCCCGGGCTGACGCCGTGGAAGCCGCACGTCTACTACCGCCAGGAGTTCGACCGCCGGCTGTTCTTCCCGGACCAGGGGCGCCTGGCGGATCCCGACCTGGTGATGAACCGCGTCCAGTGCACCAGCCAGACGGGCGACCATGCCCGCTGGCGCCTCATGGCGGCCGCGGTGCCCGAGGCGCGCTGGCGGTGGTACGGGCACTGCGAGCCGCGCGACGAGTGGTTCGTCGGCGACGACGCGACCACCCCCGCGGTGGCGACGTCCATGCACCGCGCCAGGATCGCCTGGCACCCGAAGCGCTGGTCGGACGGCTACGGGCACGTCATCCACAACTGGTTCAGCATCGGCCGGCCGGTGATCGCCTCGGCCGGCTACTACGCCGACAAGCTGGCGGGCCCGCTGTTCCTCGAGGGCGAGACCAGCTTCGACATGGACCGGCTGAGCGATGCCGAGCTCGCGGGCACGGTGCGGATGCTGCTCCACGACGAGGATCGCTGGCTGCGCATGTGCGAGGCGTCGGCCGATCGCTTCGCGGCGGTCGTAGACTTCGACGCGGAGGCGGCGGAGATACGCGCCATGCTGGAGAACGTGATGAGCGATCGGCTGGTGCGGTGATGGCGGACAAGAAGCCGAAGCCGGTCGACCCGCCCGGCGTCTCCTGCACGCCGGCGCAGATGCGCAGGTACGCCGACTGGAAGGAGACCACCGACGTCTGGATCTGGGCGGTGGTCTCGGGCGCGCTCACCGATCAGCCGCAGGTCGTCTGGTCTGCGGCGAAGGCTGGCGCGCAGCTGAACGTGGCACCGGTCGTGGACGACTACGGCCCGGTGTTCCGGGTGACGCCATGACCAGGCTGCTGATCCTGGGCGACACCGCGGGCACCGGGTTCGGCACGGTGACCCGCGACCTGGCCAGCGCGCTGGTCCGCCGCGGCGAGGACGTGCGGATCGTCTCGATGAACGAGGACGCCGGCTACCGCACGGATCCGGGGTTCCCGAAGAACCTGCTCGATCGCGTGGTCATGCTCGGCCATGACGACGGGTGGCTCGCGCTGGGCGCCATGACCGACGAGGGCCAGGACGCACGGCTGCGGCTGCTGGCCCAGGCGCGCGGGGTGTTCACCGGCGACACCGTCGAGGGCTGGGTGCCCGAGGGCGTGGTCATCATCGGAGACGTCGCCAGCCTGAAGGTGTCGCCATGGCCCGCCATGCTGCCGCCCACCCTGCCGGCCTGGAACTACGTGCCGATCGAGGGCGTGGATCTGCCGCCGCGCTGGAAGCACCTGTGGGACCGGATCGCGCCCGTGGCCATGTGCGAGTTCGGCGCCGACGAGATCCAGAAGGTCATGGGCGATCGGCCGCCCGTCGTCTACCACGGGGTGGACCCGACCGACTTCTTCCCGGTCAGCGAGCACCGCCCGATCGTGCTGAAGGTCGGGCGCAACAAGCTGGTGCGCCTCCGGTCCAAGGCCGAGTGCCGGCAGTTCCTGGGCTGGCCGCTCCAGGCGACGATCCTCTTCAGGGCGGACCGCCACATGCCCAGGAAGAACTACGCGTCCATGCTCCGCGGCGTCGCGCCCGTCCTGGCCAAGCACCGCGACGCCTGGATGATCTGGCACTGCCGCTCGATCGACCAGGGCGGCGACCTGGTGGACGAGGCGTCGAAGTACCCGGACTGGCTGGCTGCGCGCATGGCATCCACGGGCTTCCACGACCAGCATGGCGGCGTCGACCGGAAGGTCCTGGCCGCCATGTACAACGCGGCGGACGTCTACCTGAGCACCAGCGCCGAGGGCTTCGGGCTGACGATCGCGGAGGCGCTCGCGTGCGGCACGCCGGTCGTCGGACTCGAGTACTCGAGTGTGCCCGAGGTCATCGGGCCGGCCGGCATCACGGTGCCGGTCGTGCTCCAGGACAACCCCTACTCTTACTTCTGGGCAGCGCCCGTCCAGGCGCGCTTCACGGAGGCGGTCGAACGCCTCGTGGTCGATCGAGACGAGCGTCGACGGCTCGGGTCCCTGGGCCCGCAGCACGTGGCGCGGTTCAGCTGGGAAGCGGCGGCCGAACAGTTCAGCGCGATCGTGGCTGGCGCCGAGGCCCCGGCGCCAGCACCGGTGCCGGCCGACCGGCGCCTCGCCTCGCTGGGCATGGTGGGAGCACGACCGTGAACTACATCGTCACCCCGGCCCAGGTCCGGGCGTGCCTGGAGCTCAACAGCCCGAGCACGTCCAGCCGCTACTCGGACGAGACGATCGGCTCGAACATCAAGGCCGCGCAGAGCGACCTGGAGGCGGCGACCCATCGCTTCCTCTACGACCACCCGAACGTGACCTGGGCGACGACGACCATGCTCCAGGCGCAGGTCGCGCTGCCCGGGTTCCGCTCGATCGCGAGCGCGACCTGGGGCGGTGCCACGCTGAGCGTCGCGCTGCCGGGCGATGGCAACACCAGCCCGTCCGCCTGGGGTCTGTGGGAGGCCGCACCCGGGATCCCCGACGACCAGCGCCTGGTGGTGGGCCTGCAGTTCAGGGCATGGCGCGTGGACAACGACATGCCGTGGTACCTGGCCGATCGCCTCTGGTGGGACAAGGCGCTCGACAGCCCGTTCTACCCCGGGAACTACGGCGGCGGCTACGCCTGGACGTCCATGCCCAACGACCTGGTGATCGTGGGCGATGGCGGCTACGAGGCGGGCAACGAGCCCGAGGCGGTCAAGGACGTGGTCAAGATCTACGCCGCCTGGAAGACCATGCGCCCGTCCGGGCTGCTTGGCGGCATCGCCGTCACGCCCCAGGGGAACACCGTCGACTACACGAACCTGCCGGCCGAGGTCGTGGACTTCATCGCGGACTGGAAGATCGGCCCGCAAGTGGCGAGCATGTGATGGCGGGCCTGATCGGTTACCAGGGGTTGAACGCCCGCATCACCGCGGTGACGTCGCCGCAGACCCGCCAGCACATCGCCCGGCGCTGGCAGATCCTGACCATACGAGGCGCGAAGATCCGGGTGCCTCGGAAGACCAGCAACCTGGGGCGGACCATCCAGCCCGGGCTGCTCACCGACCTGCAGGCCACGGTGGTCGTCACCGCCGACTACGCGGCCGCGGTCGAGCTCGGCTCGAAGCCGCACATCATCCGCCCGCGACCTGGCCGCATCGGACGGAACGGCCGGCCGGCGGCGCTCGCCTGGGGCGGCGCCAGGCGCCTGTCTGGCTCGCTCCGCACGGGCGCCAGCCCGGAGTTCTTCGCGCGCTACGTCAACCACCCGGGAACGCGGCCGCACCCGTTCCTCCGGCCGGCCGCGGAGGAGGCGCTCCAGGAGGAGGGCCTGGTGGACGAGATCATCCTCAGCTGGAACGGTGCAGCATGACCTTCACGCCGATCATCCCGAGCAGCTACCAGGAGGATCGCGTCGAGCTCATCGAGGCGATCCAGGCGCTGATCGACGCGTTCATCGTCAGCCAGAACTACGCCATCGGCCGGATCTTCTGGAGCGAGCTTCCTTCGTCGCTCACCGGCGAGGGGCCGATGATCGTCCTGGGCGACATCAACGAGACCATCACCCACGACATCTCGCTGCGGACCACGGTGTTCAACGGGACCATCACCTGGATCGACTGGCTGACGGATCCCGACGAGGCGTCGCTGCGCGCGGCGATCTTCGCTGATCACATGCGCGACCTGTTCACCGCCAACCCGACGATCACCGGCCGCGGGCTGCTCCAGCAGACCGGCTACCAGGAGGCCGAGCTTCGCCAGGGCCAGCTGGCCATGAACGCTCCGCAGCTGCTCTTCACCTACACCGTCCAGGAGGGTCGGAACTAGCTCGCGGACGGTGTAGGCTCTGCGCTGCACGCCGGCAGGAGCCGAGCAGTCAGAGGAGCACCACCGATGGTCGTACAGGCTCTGCCCGGCAACGTTCGCTTCCGGGCCTACCAGCTGGGTCTGCAGTCGGACCTGCTCACCCGGGTCAACGCCACCAGGCGGGTGCCTTGGCGCTTCACACCCACGGTCGATCCGCACTGGACCTTCCCGGACGTGGACACCGGGACGCTGGACCCCGCGATCGCTCCCTACCGGATGGCGACCGACGTCACCGGCCAGGCGGCCGGGCCGCTCGCCGCGGACGACGCGCAGATCCTCTGGTCGGGGTTGCTGATGGGTGGCGTCACGCCCACGGGCGCGGTGGCCAAGTCGTGGGTGTTCCAGCCCAGCGCGACCAGCGCGGATCCCTACGACCCGGTGAGCGGCGAGTGGGGCGACGAGGTCACGGGCGACCAGTTCGCCTATATCGGCGGCATCATCGACCAGCTGCAGCTGACCTTCCCGCAGGACCTGGGGCCCATCCAGATCCAGGCGGACTACCGCTACGCCGCGGTGGAGTACCCGCACACCCGCCAGGCGCTGGAGGTCGACACCAACCCGACCTGGCTCTATGGCGCCGACACCGCGCTCTACATCAACGACACCGCGGGGTCCATCGGCATCACCCGGATGGTCGACACGATGCACGACGCGAGCATCACGATCGCCAGCAACACCGACGTGAAGCGCTTCTCGAACGGGTCCAACACGAACTTCAACGTGAGCGGCTACGGCCGCGGCGCCCGCACGCTCGAGTCGACCTTCAACTTCGCCAAGAGCACCCAGGCCCTGCAGGAGTTCGCGGACTGGCTGAACGCCAGCCCGGTCGAGCGCTTCGTGGTCCTGGACACCACCAGCCGCGAGTTCGTGACGGGCAGCACGCCCTACCAGCAGAAGATCAAGTTCGCCGGCTACTGGTTCACCAGGTCGGAGAACGCGGTGGGCAGCAACACCACGGCGCAGCTGGTCTGCCGCCATGTGTTCGATCCCGACCTGCCGAGCCCGATCGACGTCCTGGTGGTCAACGGCATGGCCACGCTCCTGGCGCCCCCGGCATGACCGACGTCCTGGTTCCGGTAGGAGCGTGCCGGTGCCCGGGCACCCCGCACGGCGATGGCGACTGGGTCGAGCTTCGGCCCAGCCCGACCATCGACATCGGCAGCGCGGTGTACGCGGCCGTCGCCAACGTGGGCGACGACCCGGTCCAGCTGCAGGTCGAGATGACCCGGGCGTTCCTCCGCTTCGGGATCGTGGCCTGGAGCTTCACGGACGACCGCGGCGACCCCATCCCCATCCAGCCGCGCAGGCCTGACTTCGGAGACGTGATCAGCCGGCTGCTGCCGTTCACGGACGGTGGCTTCCTGGTGGCGGACCGCGCCGACGACCTGTACTCCGAGGAAGTGCTGCGCCCCTTGATGACCCGGCTGTCGTTGATGCGCTCGCAGGGTGGGCAGACGGTCGGGTCGACGTCTCCCACCCCGCGATCCTTGCCCAAGCCGGCGAAGCGGTCCAGGCCATCCTCGCGTCCAGGCACGGCTGGGAGGCCGTCCGCGGACCAGGACCCATGACCCACAGGGAGGCGCTGCTCTCCCTGCAGCTGATGGCCGAGGAGCGCGTCGGATCCCCGATGCGGCGTGCCATGCTGGAGGCGAAGGCCCGCGAGGACGCAGCGTTCGACAGCGCGCTCGGTGCCGTGAAGGCGGTCGAGCGCGGGAGGCAGTAACCCCATGGCCCTGGCCGAGACCGCCCAGCTTGTCGCGGATCTGCAGCTGAAGGACCACATGAGCGCGCCGGCGAAGAACGCCAAGACCGCGCTCGGTGATCTGGACCAGGCGGCAGCGACGACCACCACCCGGATGAGCGGGCTGGGGGCGGCATCGGCGCGCATGAGCGGGTCGCTCACGCACTTCCGCGACCGGGTCGGCAAGCTCGCCCAGGGTATCGGCATCCTGGGGATCGGCGGCGCCACGGTCGCGCTGACGAAGTTCCTGAAGGACAGCTACGGCGAGGCCATGCGCTTCGGTGACGCGGTCGATCGCGTCGCCACGCTGACGGGCATGGCCACCGAGCGGACGTCCAAGTTCGTGGACGCGCTCGGCTACTACGGGATCGGCGCAGACAAGGCGCAGTCCATCACCGGCATGTACCTGAAGAACGTGGACGCGCTGACCGCCAGCAAGAAGAGCGCGGCCAAGTTCGAGGAGGAGTACGGGTTCAAGCTGCGCGACTCGACGGGCCACGTGAAGGACGCCGAGGAGGTCATCACCAGCTTCACCGAGTTCTTCAACAACAAGGCGATCCCGGCCAGCCAGCGCGCGGCGGCCGGCGCCAAGCTCTTCGGTCGCTCCTGGCAGGACCTGCTGCCGATCTTCCAGTCGGGCGGCAAGGAGTGGCGCAAGCAGCTGGAGGCCGGCTTCGAGCTCACCAAGGAGGACATCCGCCAGATGAAGGCCGCGCGCACGGCGACGCGCGACTGGGAGGATGCGCTCGGTGACTTCAAGGTCATGGTCGGCGTGAAGCTCTTGCCGACCATGGCGGAGCTCGCTCGGTCGGCGGCGAACTGGCTGAACGACCCGAGCAACCAGAAGACGCTGCTGGGGTTCCTGGACCAGGGCATCAAGCTCGGGAAGGACCTGGCGGGCTTCCTGACGAACCGCGTGATCCCGACCGTGAAGGACCTGGCCAGCGGTGCACAGGCGTTCTGGTCCGCGCTGCCCGGGCCGCTCCAGGACCTGCTGGTGACGGGCATCGCCGCCGACCGGACGATCAAGTACCTCTTCGGGTTCAGCGTCACGGGCGTGGCGGGCGACCTGGTGGGCGGCCTGGTGAAGGACGGCCTGGGCGCCATCATGGGCAAGCTCGGGCTGTCTCGAGGGAGCAGCCCGGCGAACCCGATCTACGTGTCGGGCGGGATCGGCGGTGGGGGCGCCCAGGGCGCGCCAGGGGCCGTGGGTGGTGGAACAGGCCTGGCCAGCAAGCTCGGGCGCGCTGTGTCGATCCTGGGCGCCGTCACGATCGCAGGGACGTCCATCGCGGCGCTGGCGGAGCAGTTCGGGATCTTCCAGCAGCAGGTCGCCCAGGACCAGGCGGCGCTCCAGGAGAAGGCCGACGCCGCCGCGCAGCAGACCGCGGAGCAGGCGCTCGGCAACCTGAAGAACCTGAACGCGAAGCTGGGCGACCTGCAGGGCCTGGACCGGATCCTGGGCGACACCTTCGGCGGCAAGCAGCAGGCGGACGCGCTGGAGAACCTGAGCCATGCGATCGCCAGCAACGGCAAGCTCAACGCCAGCCAGGTCACCGACGCGATCGCCACGCTGAAGGAGGCGCAGCGCCAGGCGCTCGCTCGCGGCAACCAGAAGGTCGCTGACTCGATCGGGCAGGACATCGCCAAGCTGGAGAAGCGGACCACCGCCGAGAGCAACCAGACGCAGCGCTCCACCGATCGGCTGCGGTCCAGCATGGCCAGCCAGCTGTCGAAGCAGACGGGTGTGCTCACGGACATCCGCAACCAGCCCACGAAGATCAGCGTGACCGTCCCGGTCTCGACCAGCGTGAGCGTGCGCGACGTCGAGACGTCGACCCACACGTCCAGCCGCTACGGCTTCGTGGCCAGCTGATGACGCTCTTCTACTACGGGTCCACCGGCGACCTGAACACCGAGCGCATCCGCCTGGGGCCCACGGGCTTCTCGCTGACCGAGGCGGCCGAGGCCGGCGTGCTGGCCATGAGCCGGGTCCGCGTGGACGATCCCCTGGGGAACCTGACGATCACCGGCCACCACAGCTTCCGGGCGATCGAGACGGCGTGCTCCTGGCCGTCGCTGTTCCGCGGCTACTTCGCGGACCGCACCGTGAAGCGTGCCGACTCGCTGCTCACCGGAGCGGCGCGGATCTGGGATGCCACGGTCTACGACCTGAACGCCGCGCTCCAGTTCGAGGTCATCCGCGGCACCAGCGCGCAGCGGCCAGCCGAGACCGACACCGAGCGCCTGGCCTGGCTGCTCGGCAGCGGGTTCCTGGGGCCGATCAGCAGCGACGACAGCGCGGTGTTCGGCGCCGGCGAGGACCTGGACAAGCAGGACTACCGCGGCATGACCGCGGCCGACGTGCTCAGCGACTGCGGCCAGGCGTCGGGCTGTAACTACTTCGTGGCCTACGACGAGACCATCGGCGCCCCGGTCATCCACTACTACCTGCCGACCCGGGCGTTCAACTCGAGCGCGCTGCGGATCTCCAACGTCCTGGGCGACGTCGACGGGCTGACGGTGTTCGCGCCCGATCGGGACGCAGAGCTCACCCGCGACCCGTCGCTGGTCTACTCGGGCGTGCTGATGCAGTACGGCGATCGCGCCAGCGCCTTCGTCTACGAGACCAGCCCGAGCGTCCTGGCGGCGATCGGCCACAAGCGCGAGACCACGCAGGCGGATCCGTCGCTGAGCTCGGCGGCCAAGGCCACCAGGAAGGCGAACGTCTGGCTGAGCGAGTCGGCCACCGAGCTCGACGTGATCAACGTCACGCTCTACAAGGTCCCGCCATCCGCGGTGAACCTGATCCGCGCCGGCCAGCGCATCGAGGTCAAGTTCACCCACCTGCCCGGTTACTCGAGCTTCACCTGGATGCGGGTCCAGCGCCGGACGGTCCAGCAGGACGGCGACACCCAGGAGTACTACGCGCTGACGCTGCAGCTGAGCAACCCCAAGCAGGGCGGGTCCCGGGTGCGCCACAAGCCAGGGCGCCATCCGGACGCCGGACCGCTCGCGGTGGGCGACGCGCTCAGCCTGACGCAGCGCGAGATGAAGAACCAGTTCGACGGGTTCGACGCGGACCCCATCGCGGTGATCGCGTACGGGAACCCGGTCACCAAGCGGATCGGCTCCTACGTGTTCCACAACCTGCCGTATACCACCGTGGGGTGCCCGATCGGGAACGGTGGCTGGTCCGGCATCAGCACGTACGAGGGCTGGTGGGAGTACTCGACGGGCTCGCTGGACCCCGAGGTGGTCGGGATCCGGTTCACGATCAGCGCGGCGGACCCGGCGTTCGTCTGGGGGAACGCCGGCTCGCGCGGGTACGAATACGGATGGCTGGATCACGAGCCCACCGACGTGGGCCAGTACGTGCCGGTGGGCGGCGTCGACTGGGTCGCCGGCGGCGCGGTGGTCGACCTGCCTCGCTCGGCCATCAACGAGGGCGGCACCAGCTACTTCTGCCTGGCACCCGGCTGGGCGGCCGCCGCGGATGCGTTCTTCTGCGCCCAGGACCTGGCCACGCCGGCGAACGGCCCGGCCGGCGCGATCGGCAGCGGTGGCGAGGGCAACAGCGGGCAGGTGCGTCAGCCGACCGTCACGGCCACGTACCTGGTCCTGGCCAGCACGTCCGGCCTGACGCCATGGACAGCGGCCGATGGAGCGATCGACGGCAGCAACCAGACATTCACGCTGTACGGCTGGGACGGCACCGGAGCGCCCCAGGTGAAGATCAACGGGCTGATCCTGGACAGCGTCGACTTCGAGTACTCGAGCACCGCGCTGACCGTCACGTTGCGCGAGGCGCCGCAGGAGGGTGACAACGTCACCTTCCGGTACCAGGTGGGCGACTGATGGGCGTCCTGGTGAACCTGTGGACGCAGGTCCGCAGGACGCTGAACCTGCAGAACGGCGGGACCGGCAACACCGAGGGCTGGTCGACCGGCGTGATCAAGGTCTGCTGGAACCGCACCGGCTCGACCATCCCGCTGTACCGGGCGGTCAAGCTGACGGCCACCTACAACGACGCCCGGGTCACGCCGACCACCGCGACGACGGACAAGGTCCTGGGCGTGGTCGTCGGCTACTGGGATCCCGACGACCCGCAGACGCTCATCCAGGCGGACGCCCCGGACGTCTCCATGGTCGCGGTGCTGACGCATGGCACCACGCGCGTCCTGGTCACGGACAGCGCCACCAGGGGCCAGTTCGCCTTCCCGTC